ACCGAGAGTTGCCTCGGCACAGGGCAGACGCCGGTCAACCCGCTGCGACCGAGCGCCTCTTGCCAGAGTCCTCCGACTTCCGCTGCGGCGTCATGCGGGATGAAGTGACCACCGTAGCCATACTGGCGATCCTTGAGCCGTGCCGCCCATTCTGCGGGCGTAGCGCACTCATCGCTCCCGCTCAATGCCTCGATGTAATTGATGCGGTCACCGACCATCTGCCACACCCACACTTTCTGATTGAGTGGAGCGCCAACGTCCCATGAGGTGTACACCGGCAGTTCCTTGAACCACAGGATGTCATTGGTCACCCGCTTCTCAGCGCGGGCCTTTTCGAGGCTGCGGACATAGATCGCACCCGGACGTCCCACATTGAAACTGCACTCGTACTCTTGTTGATAGGCATTCTCTGTCGTGCCTTTTCTAATGTCGTCGAGTTCAGCGGCAGGAATGATTCCGCTCTCGCTCGCACGTTGCATGAGGGAGAACCACTCGCTGTCCGCGCAGGCGCGATTCCACTGCTTCCAGAAAAGATTCCTGCCCTTCGGCGTGCCGACCCATGTCGCCCATCCATTGTAGTCGGTGAGCGTTGGCCGGATGACATTGTCCCATGCCGCTGGGTCCAGATCGGCGGCCTCGTCCATCACCACGCCATCGAGGTAGATTCCGCGCAGGCGCTCGAACGCTTCGCCAGAGTAGAGTCGGATGGTCGCTTGGTTGTGAAAGGTGATCGCCAGATCGGCCTTGTTGATGACCACTCCGGGTATCTGCGAGGTAAACTGGACGAGATATTTCCACGCGATGTCCTTGGCCTGCTCGCGGGTCGGAGCCACATAGGCATATCGGAGCGGTGGCCCGCTGCGCTTATGCTGGAGCGCCTTGACGATCAAGTCTTGGATGCAAACGAAGCTCTTGCCAGCGCGGCGATGCAGGACCATCACGGCCCAGCGTTGCGTTCGGTGCAGATAGCTCGCGAGTTGCGGTCGCGGGACGATGGAGATGTTAATTTTGGCCACCGATGGTGAGGTTGATTTCCAACGCACCGACGATGTCGAGCTTCTCTGGTTCGTTCCATCCCATCGCCTTCGCCAGCATTTCTCCGTATTTCGCGCACGTTGCCGATTCCGGCGGCATTTCCATGAACCGCTCGCGAAGCGTTTCGAGGTAAGTCTCTCGCTTGTAGGTCATCTTCGATTCCACCTTGGCGCGGAGTTCTTCCACTCTCTTAGTGATATCAACATTTTTCAACAATCGCTCACCTCCCTGTCCTGCTCCATTTTCGGAGTAACCGGCTTTGACATAGGCTTGCGTGATTGAGAGACCGCTCGCATATGCTTGGCAGAACGCTTCTTGTTTGGGGTTGATCTTCATGTTCATTCGGTATCAGTCGAAACTTGTCTTGACAAGATTTGTCTTCCCCCTTTTATAATCCCCACAGCTTCGCGTATTTCAATGGTCGTCATTTCTTGCGCTTTCGATTTGCACTTGGCTTGGCGGAATGTGATTTCGATGGTTTCCGGGTCGTCGTCTTCGATGAGGTGAGCGTAGCGGAGTTGGTCGATGAGAGGCTTGCAACCGCCTGCATAATTATCGGCATCGAGGAGCCGCACGGCATGGCGCGTAATGATGAGAGTAGTGCGAGGCGTGCGCGTTTTTTCTCCTTTTGGAGGAGGGTCCAGTGCTGGCCGAGCAGGCGGTTGAGGCTTGGGGTTGTGTATCCCGGCAGTTGTAGTGTGAGAATATGATCCATCTGGGTTTGGTCTATAGCCGAGCTTTTCGAGTTGATCATGGGTCCAGTTCACTGCGCCTCCCAAGGAAACGCACATCCGCCTTTGTTTACGCCACTGCTGGCGTAATACGATGAGCGGAAACTATGCGCTGCCTCCCGCGCCTCGTCGCGCTCTTGCTCTACTTTTTCCAACTCATTTCTATGGATTTCGTGGAGGATATTTCCATCTCGCCACATTTCCAATTCAGTCCGCGCCTCGTCGCGCTCGCGTTCTAAGCGGCGAGCCAAGTCCGACCTAACATAATGCCCCTCTTGCCTAATGTAGTATTCCGCCACATCCGTCTCTGGTGTTGACCTGCTCATTTTGCTTCCTCCTGCTTTCGCAAAATGGCCAAACTTTGATCGAATGCCTCTTGTAGTGCCTCTTTGTTTCCTGCTATTGGAGTCAGGCCGATTACAGTGAGCAGGCAATCCAACGCATCCCGCGCCTCGTCGCGCTCTTTTAAGGCATTTGCCAAAGCGTAACTTAATTGATCTCTGTCGTAGTTTATTGTCATTTTAATCTGTATTCTCCTTCATTATTTTAATCCAATCACCAACCTCTAAATGTATTGCGTCTAACGCAGATTGCGCGGCTTTGAGTAAAAACAAAGCCTCGTCGCGCTCGCGCTCTAGTTGTTCACAAGTCTTTTCAATGTCTTGAGCCTCATGGATACGCCTCTGCTGTCCCTGAATGAAATCGTGTATATGTTCTGGAGTGCCACCCCATAGGCATAGCGTTTCCCATTTCCGCATCGCCTTCCGCGCTTCGTCGCGCTCGATAAGAGCTTGAGCCAACTTTTGACGTAGATCAACGGCAGCATTCATTTCCTCCGTGCCATATTCTTTTATTTCTCTTAAATCCTCCCGCGCCTCGTCGCGCTCGCGTTCTAAGCGGCGAGCCAAGTCCGACCTAACATAATGCCCCTCTTGCCTAATGTAGTATTCCGCCACATCCGTTTCTGGTGTCTTCATTCGCAGTGGTAGGTTTTAGTTTGTCTTTGCAGTACCGGCCAGCCGGATGGCTTGGTGAAACTCTTCTCGTCGAAGAGTAGATGATTGGTGGGTTGGATCGTGAGACGTCCATTGGTCAGTTCGCAGAAAGAAAATTCCTTCGCCTGTTCCGGGTATGCACTGAACGCATCGCCCACCGGAGCCACCGTGAAAAGGTAGCTGCCGTTGAAGTCCTTACCAGCACACTTCGCCGCGCAGCGAAGCCCAGCGAGGTAGGGATACTCTAAAGCCGAGAATCCCATCCCGTAGCAGTCCCACGACTGCGCCTGTTGCAGGCTCCAGTCCGGTTCGGGATCGGGATCAAAGGCAATAGCCGTAGGTGGTAAGTTCCGATAGATCGATCCCTCCTCCAGCATCACCGTGCATCCCCAGACACGGCCCGGATAGCTCACAAGTCCGAACCACACCGCAGAAACCCAACCGCAGGGTTGGCGGTGCGTGTAGGTGCTATCCACCCACACATACAGATGGCGAGGAAGGGGTCCGACAAGCGTATTCAATTGGCCTCCTTTGTGATGTCGAATGTGGCATTGGCGTAGACCGTGATTTGGTCACTGCGGAAATGGCGGATGTGTCCGCCATCCTCCAGCGCCACGGCCCAAATGTCATTTTCAAACGTACCGGACTCCCGGACATAGATTGCATATCCCCCGCCCAGCGGAGTGAGGACAGGAATAGGGTGTGTAAATTCTAGCATATTAAAATAAAAATTCTTGTCGGCGACGAGCAGCCTCGATTTTGCGGCGTTCGGGCGTGGCTTGCCAAAAGCGTTTGCAGGCGGCGTCAATGTCGCCCTCCAGCTTCGCCCACCACCTGTCCGCCCGGTCGGAGCCGCAGGATTCTGTCCCTGCGGCCCCTTGGCAGACGATCTCGCGATTAGAACGAGATTTCTTCTGCATTGCGGGCGATTTTGAGGCGTTTGTTAAGGGTGGCGATGCGGTATTTATCGAGGGGTTCCACTGCACCTTCCAGCGTGTTGATCCACTTGATCTTGAATCTGGCCTCGCCGTTGTATTCCTCGGCCTCCACCGTGATTGTGCACCTCTGGTTGAGGAACGGGGATTTGCCAGAGGAGAGCGAGGAAATGTCCCACTCGCGACCAAAAACCTCGTCGAGCGTGTCGCAGGTCCGTTTCACCGCCTTCTCCGATAGCCAGCCTTGCCAGACGATTTCGCGTCCATGCTGGTCGCTGGCCGGATCGTCAATGAGGAGCGGGAGACGGATGAAATCCGTGCCGGGCTTCGTCTTGCCGAGCCATCCGTTGCCGGGTTGCTTCACCTTGGCA